TTTAAGTGCTGACCCCAATCACGTGTTGGCTTGGAAGATGGACACTATCCTCTTCAACCGTCACACTCAGATGTACTTCTCATTGGAACACAAGACAAAGCAGGGTAACTACATCAATAAGTCTTATGAGATCGATTTCAAAATGGGTCCTCAAGTCGGCACCTACACACATGTCCTTAACAGCCTGTTCAATCCTATGGACGTTGAGGGCATCACCATCAACTGTATGTGTATGAAGAAAACCAAGCAGCCAGAATACATCCTCAAACGTATTCCTATCAACATGAACAACACCAACATGCTGGTATGGCTTGAGATGTGTAAATCTTGGCTGGACACAATTCACCAGGACTATCTTGCTCTGAGTGAAGCCAGTGACAAAGATGATGTCTTGAAACCTTTTAAGATGAATCCTGGCTCATGTAGTAACTGGGGAGCAACCTGTCAATACTGTGACCTTTGCCAGAGTTGGCCTAACCCTCTTCAACATCTGAATCAAATGCCCCTAGACATGGAGCGGAGGTTCTGGAATCCTTTGGAGGAAGATTTGCGGGAGAAGATGATATTATGATAACTGAAGAATCCCAACATGATAGAGATTTAAGGGCTGAACGTGCCCTACTCTCCCTCACTCTCAACATGAATGAAAAGGATCTTACCAACTTTCTAAATGAGTACGATATTGACAGATCTGAATACAACCTCATACTATCTAAACACAGTAGGGTAGTTGAAAGGTTGAAAGAAGAAACTAATAAAAAGGAGAAGTAAATGTACAAGCACAGCATTCTTACCTCTCATGATAAAAGGATGTTTAGTCATCGGCGTAACGCATGTGTAGGTCAACTACATATGGCTAAGAGTAATTTAAATAATATGTATAACTCAGATTTAGTTAGTTCTGCTGATAAATATGAGTTGACTGTAGCTCTTAATCACATCAATACAATCCTTAATAGGTGGGACAAACACTATGCAAAGAAAATATTTGCTCAATTAGAAAAAGCTAAACTTCAAAAAGAAGGAGAAGTAAAATGAGTCCTTATGAACTTTCTATACTATTACATTTTCACGTTACACGAGGGCCTTATCCACAATCAGAAGCACCTTTATTCTCACCCACTATAAGTATGTTTATAAGTATGGAAATATTAGAAGATTTTGAATTTACGTATAGATTAACTCCCAAAGGTACAGCTTGGATAACTACAATACTACAAACTCCTGTACCTAAAGAAACATCTGTTGAAGTTATTAGATATATGGATCAGCGGGGTAATATTATAGACCCTTTTAAATGTTCACGTCTATTACCTTAGGAGTATTAATATGTCAACTACAATAACCGAATCTGCAGCCTCCAACGCTGAGGACATATACCGGGGCATGAAGTCCCCTCTCATTCTCATTATCGGTAAGTCTGGCCGAGGCAAGTCCACCGCCATGAGGGGTCTCGATCCTGCCAAAACTTGCGTGATCAACATCCTGGGCAAGCCATTCCCTTTCCCACGTGGAGTACAGTACCGTGAAAAGGAAAATATGCTGGTAAGTTCTGATCCGGGCCAAATCCTCAAATACATGAAGTATGTTTCTGAGGATCCAAAGATGTCTAATGTCAATAACTTAATAATTGACGATGGGCATTATTCTATGGTCACTGAGTTTATGAATAAGTCACTGGAAAAAGGCTATGACAAGTTTACTTCTATGGCCAAGAACATATTCAACATACTCATCATGGGAACTAAACTTCGTTCCAACTTGAAGGTTTTCTTCCTATGTCACGAAGAAGATACAGGCTACGAACGTAAGATCAAGACCCTAGGCAAACTCCTTGATGAAAAAGTAACTTTGGAAGGTCTCAGCACCATAGTGCTCTTTGCCGAGTTGGAAGTAGAGAATGACAAACGAATATACTACTTCGCTACTCAATCCAACGGACAGACCACAGCAAAGTCACCCTACGATATGTTTCCAATCAGGATCCCCAACGACCTTAAACTTGTTAGTGATCGGATAGATGAGTATTATCAGGAAATCCCACTGTCTAATTCTAAGTTGGACTTCACCCTAAAATAAGGAGTAATTAATGTCTGAACTAATTTCAAAAAAGTATGTAAAATCTACACCCTCAGGTGCAACACCAGGTACTGCTCATGTCGAAGCAATCCTAGCTGCACCTACAACCAATCCTTCAACTACAACTGAAGTTGTAAAGGAGAAACCTACAGTAACTGAGACCCTAGACTTAAGCATTCAAAGCATCACCGATGTCATCACCCTCCTCGACTCGTTACCCCAAGTGGGAGGGAAACTTCCTGATAAGGTCATCCTAGCCATTGGTAAGCTCAATGGGGCCCTGACTATTCTCAGAAAATAAGAACAGCACAGTCACTGTGCACAATAACAAACACTAACTTAAATTGGAGAAACACATGTCTGACTACGATCCTACTGCTGATTACGAAACTGGTGGAGAAACAATTATTGATGTAGATACTTCTGATGCTGTCGAACCCTCAGTTGTTGAAGACGGAGAGTACAAGATTCGCATCACAGGATTTAATAAGGACAATGGAAAGATTATTCGCATCGACAAAAACGGTGGCAAGTACTTCCTCACTGTCTTTGACATTCCTAATGAACCAGCTTCTAAATCCTTCTCTAAATTCTTCTCAATCCCAGATGAGACGATGATGGACAAGAAGAAACTCAACAGTTCCAAATGGGACCTGGAACTCTTCAAAAGGGCCTTTGGCCTGTCTGAACTCAACTTCTCCACAATGGTAGGAGCTGAAGGCTGGGCTATGCTAGGTATTCAGGAAGATGCTCAGTACGGGGACAAGAACTATGTGAAGAAGTTCATAACTGGCCCGGATGAAAATGCATTCTAAACCCTGTATGCTACATTAAATAAATAAACGTAGCAATCAACATTAACTGTAATGATGAGAGTGGCGGAATTGGTAGACGCAACAACTCATGTGAAGTAAATGACGATGATAATCGGAATATGGTAACATATTCGAAACGTAAATGCGGATTATCGGGAACTCAACAAACGAGCAGAGATAGCCCAATGCACGTCAAATGAGAAAAGTCAGACGGCTCGATTAAGTTTAGTTCTGACCATAAACTGCTTCTTGCAGGTTCGAATCCTGCCTCTCATCATTAACAATTAAATTAGTAATTAAAAGGATCTGAAACTATGGCACTCCCATCTTTAGATAATGACTTTCGCCCCAGGTTCTCCGGTGAAATTACCCCTGCACAGGCCCAAACCCTGTCACAAATCCTCCCTCATGGAATGAAGAAACATCTCGTCCAGGTCTTTGTTAACGGAGTCATAGATCTCCACGCTCGTGGCGGCCAGACCGCGCTTGGTGCCATAGTTTCAGAATTTATCTCAATCAATCAACTTCTCCTCATAGGTCTCAGAGTTAGTAGGGAGAGGAAGATTAAAGAGTTGGAGAAGAAATTGGAGGAACTGAGAAATGGATGATAGAAATTTAGGTAAGTTTAAAATATCTGTAAGTAAAATAAGAAGAAATCCTTATGAAGTATTTGAAATATTTAAACTTCTAAAAATGGTTGTAGTAGAAGCATATACTGAATTCGCTACAAATACTATTAATTATACAGGTATTTCTGAAAGATTTGAAAAAGTAATTGAAGGAGAAATAGTACCTGAGTACCAACTTAATATAGAAATAGATTCAACAGGTCATGTATGTTGTGTTGAGACAGTAAAATTACGAGGTTAATTATGGCTACCTTAGATAGTTTAGCAACTTCCATAACTAAACGTCCTTACCAAGACCTCGTCATCCTTATCTCCGGCATCCGTGCTCAACGCCGTAAGCGTCCTGAACCTAAAGAGCGTAAGATCACAGCAAAATCTACCCGCAACGTAAACAAAAAGAATCCTAAACAACAAGACCTATTTGCCCTAGCCAGTTCTATGTCTCAGAAAGATAAGGACGTAATGGCTGCAACCCTTATGAGTATGATGAATGAAGGAGGTAAGTTATGAAAACATTTAAAAAAGGTCTTAAAATAACTGTAGAAGGTCCTAGAGCAAGTGGTAAAACTCTAATGTCTTTAAAAATAGTTAAATTATTAGAGTCTCAAGGTTACTTAGTTAAACATTCTATGGGCATTATTGATACTGTAGAAATTATATCTGATATTGATATTCCTGGAGGTTTGTTATGAGATTTAAACTAAGCCCCAAAGGTGTGAAGTTGGCTGAGGAATTTGAACACCTGTTTGGTGACATAGAATGCACATGTTCTCAAAATGCTCCTGATGCTGAAGAGGGGTGGTACTGTGCTAAATGCAGACACCCAGGCAATCCTCATAATATCCAAGAAGACGACTCCAACATTACCAACATTTTAATCTCAAAACAGGACGTGTTCGAATGAAACCTAAACCTAAACTTAAAACTAAATTCTGCTGGCAATGTGGAAAGAAGTTGTACGGTAAACATGTTAAAAAACTTTTCTATATTCCTAATAAAGCAGAAATAAATCTTCACGTATGCTGTGCTACAAGATTGCTTAAAGATGAAAGTACAAATTTTACAGAGGTTAGTTTATGAAACTAGAAACTCCTGAAATTCCCCTAAACCAGATTGAACTCGGTTCACGCTATCGTGATGACTATGGGGATATTCCTCAATTAATCCACAGTATTAAAAAGAACGGTCTCATCACACCTGTAGCTGTAGGAGTAGCCGACAAGATCAACATCCCACGTACCACAGACCTTCCTTACATCCTCCTTGCTGGTGGTCGCCGCATGAAGGCCCTCACAGAGATGGGTTGGACTATGATACCTGTCCGTATCTACGACCAACCTATCTCAATCCTTGACCTGCGCTCTATTGAGTTGGCCGAGAATTTCGACCGTAAGGAGATGACCTACCCTGAACAACTTGCTCTGATGAAAGAGATAGATGATCTCCAAATGGCTATCCACGGCCCTAAGATTGCACGTAGTGCAAATGCCTCTGGTTGGAGTCAAGCTGATACAGCCAAACTACTTAAAAAATCTCCTGCATCCGTAACTATCGACCTTCAACTGGCCCGTGCAATCGAAGACCATCCTGAACTTCAACTGGATAAATGTAAGAATAAGGCCGAAGCACTTAAGCGTCTTAAGAATGTAACCAAAATTGTCACCAACAGTCTTCAAGCCCAAACCTACACCAAATCTGTAAATGGCACAGGCTCCTCCGACCAACTGTTCCGCAAACTCTGCTCCAACTACATCATCGCTGACTGTCGTGACGTAATGAAGGGTATGCCTTCCAACTCACTCAACTTTATTGAAATAGATCCTCCTTATGCAATTGACCTACCTTCTGTCAAATCAGATAACGAATGTATCGGATACAATGAGGTAAAGGTTAAGGATTATGAACCCCTCATGACTCACATCTTAAAGGAATCCTACCGTCTCCTTAAGGATGACTCATGGCTAATCGTTTGGTTTGCTGCCGACCCCTGGTTCCAACCTATGTCTGAGTGGATCAGAGATGCGGGCTTCAAGATGAATTTGTTGCCTGGAATCTGGACTAAACCTCAAGGTCAAACGGCACAACCTGAGACATATCTGGGCAACTCTTATGAAATGTTCTTCTACGCCCGTAAGGGTAAAGCACGTCTACAAAAACCAGGTCGCTCCAATATCTTTGATTTCAAACCTGTGAATCCTTCCCTCAAATATCATCCGACACAACGCCCCATGGACCTGATGAAGGAAGTCTACTCTACCTTCGCCTCCCCCAACTCCAACGGTTACATCCCTTTTCTTGGTTCAGGAGTAGGGCTCCTCACTGCACATGATCTTAGTATGAATATGATAGGCACCGACCTTACGCAAACATTTAAGGACGGATATATCTTAGAAATCAAAAAGTTAACTGGAGCAAACTAACATGACAAACATTCTCTTCTTTGACACTGAAACTACTGGCCTTCCCAATTTCAAATCTCATTCATCAGACCCATCTCAACCTTCTGTCTTACAATTGGGGGCAATCCTTTGTTCATCTGAAGGAAATGAGTTGGAGTGTTGGGAAACTCTGGTGAAAATC